CTCGACTGGACATCATGTCCGGAAGATCATAGTCCGTCTAGCAATTGCTAGAGGGATCAATGAATTCTGACCACCAGTAAAGGTGGGCAGTGCCTTCCACTGCTGGAGGATTCCAGCAGGACCACTTTCGCACATATTTGTGACTGAAAGCCGGTACCCTACTTCTAATAAGGCAATCGAAATCACTAGCTCTTCTCGAGCGGTACCTATCAAGGTACCACAAGAAGAGAGTTCGTGAATCGAAAACACCATATGTTTTACTTCGGGGTTTGTAAGCCCGGAAGTATGGTATAAACAAATGGTTCCGAAGATCGGTCCTTATTAGTTTCTTGGAATATGCATGGTGAACATAAATCATTACACCAGACATACTGTCTTCATTTTCAGGAACTAGAGGAAGGCGAAATGTCGTGATCAAATCACGGCAAATCCTCCAAACCTCTCCGTCCAGGAGACTGATGCGAACCAATCCGTTTACATTATGGCATAGAAGAGCTTTTAGGCCCGTCCACGCCCGTAAATAGAAAGGGGTAACATCGTATCCCTCATAACTATCTACTCCGCAGGATTCCCGGAAGGGACCCGAGGAGAAAGATTTGTCATGATTAGGAATGAAGCCAAGAAATCGCAAGTAACGCACTAACTCGGGGTATAACTCAGATTCAATGACGATATCGTCACCATAAACTGAGAAGGACTTTGAGCCAACTGCGTAACAAGCGGAAGCGAAAACAAGTGTTTCCAGGCTGAAAGTAGCGCCATTTCCCATAGAGGAAAACTTTGCATACTTTATGAGCTTATCTGGAAGGCGACCAAATGGAGAGCGGACGTCTCGTAAATACCGAAGCCACTTCTCTGGTAAGAGAGCGGCAACAGTATTAAACGAGAGAGTATCGCTAGCCATCGCGAGGTCCAAAGTAGCATACTTGCCACTTACAGAACCCTCGCGGGCCAATACTTGGTTTCGAAGTTGAGACGATAGGTCAATACCGAATTTTCGGAGTCGACTCTTCGCGTACGTATCGAATGCAAGCTGAAGGGGAAGATTCCCCGTAGGCTCGCACGCGATCGTGCGATCCGTCTTCCAACTTTTAGGTACGAACTCAACTCTATTCGTACAGACAAACCGATGATTTTGACCCCTATACCCAAAATAACGGGTAAGGGAATCAAGGTACGGTGCGGCTGGTCTCGTGCACTCCATGCGTAGGGAAACCTTCATGTGAGGTGCAGAGTTACGTCTAGAGTTAACAGAAGTGGCTCCACTA